GGTGTCAAAGTTGCACTTGCTTTCTTTCCTCCAGTATCAAGACGATAAATTATTGCTTTATAAGCATGCTTCAACGCCTCTCTAAAGATTTGACTCTGTTCCTCAAAAGCAGTATATCCAATTTTAGATAAGCTCTTACCATCAATTAAGTCAGTGCTTAGCAACTCTGTTACTTCAGCTCCCCAGCTCATAGCTACGGGCATTGTAACTACTCCACGAGTACCAAGACTGGATAATGGTTTGGCTACACCTTTGAAATTGATATAAGCTCCGGGTCTTGTTTTATTCTGTGACTTAAAAGTTCCACCAGCCATATTTTCTTTCCTCCTTTAATTAATTCTGAATAATTTCTAAAGTTTCCATTTCTGGAACCTCATCAACCATTTGTTTCGCTTTTATGCTGTATGTTACATAAAACTGTAATACATCTTCTTTAATTTCAAAACTCATTTGAATTCCTCTTACTGGCTTTTTATCCTCTATTGGATTTCCCTTACCATCATATCTCCCTAAAAATATAGGAACATCAATGGTTGTTAATTTATCCAATAGCTTATTACCAATATCCGAAAGTGTCTCATAAGTTTTATTATCCTTTTCTTCAGGGTGGTATCGGATATTCATCTGATAATCTCTTGTATAAACATTCCGCATTATCTTTTCCTGCGAAACATCCATTACCCATACGAAGAAACACGGCTTTTTCATCCCTTGTACAATCTTTTCTTTATAGATGTTAGGGTATATAGTAATTGGAGGCGAGCCATTGGTAATTGCAAAACTGCTCTTGATTTTCAGCGCTATTGCACTTTTAATGCTTTCGCCTGTAATTTCTCCTACCATTAATCTCCCGCCCCCAATCCTTTCATAAATTGTTTTAAAGCCTTTTCATAGCGCTTTGGTATTTCCCTTTCAATCTTGGAGATTGATATTCTTGCCATATGATGTCCGGGAATCCATTTATCTTGTAACATTACTCCTTTGACATCATCTCCATACTTTTGTTTAATAGATGCTACCATTTTAGCATTTGCTGGGCTATCTTCTAAATATTGGATAGGTAAGAATCTACGTCTTTGCATATGACCGTCTTCTACAAAGCTTGCATATTCTACTGGATTGAATAGTACTATATATAATTCATCACCTCTTCTAAACACCTGACTTAATTCCCACCTATTTCTTAAATTACCTGTATCCACAGGGGTTAATTTTTTAGTTTGAGCTAAGGCTCTCATACCCATTTCTGTAAGAAATTCTCTGATAAACCTTTCATGCTGTTTTTGCACTTCTTTGAAACTGTCTAACAAATCCTGAAACTCCCTAAAGTCCATTGACATTAAGCATCACCCACTTCAGTAAATAGGACTTCTTGATGTGTTACATACTTGAATGGTAAGTTTGCTATACCTTTATAGGTTGCTAATACATTGCCATCATCACCAATCTTTTCGGCTACTAGTATATCTCCCTTTTTGATATCCACCTCGGGATTACAGAATATTTTCACTTGCATATAGATTGGATTAGAATCATCCTTATTACTCTCCGGATTATCACTACTCTTAAAGCTAATTCTGCATTGTACATCGCTGTACAAAGGAGTTTCTGGAAGACCCATACCAATGGTACCATCTGCATTTTTAATTTCTGTATAACGGTTAATGCTTAACTTATCTGTATATGTTGATGCCAGTAATTTACCAAAACTTGCTAGTTTCATTTTACCATACCATCCTTCTGAACCTATTCAGCTGCTCCTTATTATTCATTACAATCTGGTCTAAATTAGGTTGATGACTCTTTAAGGTTTTACTCCTCTCTGAGTTATTACCTTGCAATGCGATTTGGGTATCCCCTATCTTTAAATTAGAAACATCACTGGCATCAATCCCTGCTAAGACATCATCTGCACTAATATTTGACTCATGTTGATAACGAACTAAATCTACTGACATATTAGCCCATGTAAACTTGAGAGCTTCTGGTATGGTATCGATGTTACAGTAGTTTTTAATAACTTCTTCTACTTCATTAATAGCTAATTGAATATCAAGCTCAGTAATGGTTGTATCTTTAATTTTAGCCCTTACAATTTCTAATACGGTCATTACCTCCGCCTCCTTTTACTAAGCTTGTTCTGCTTCAGCAATTGCTTCCCTTAATTTCTTAACTCCCCAATTACCTTTGAAGTCAATTCCAAGTTCTATTGCTTTTTCTCTAAGAATGTCAAGCTCTGTTTTTTCAGACTCCATACCATTCTCCGGTTCTTTATTTTCATTAGCGTTCTCTACTTTAGGCTTTTCTATAATCC